TCGAGATATTTCTACGAGTTTTCATGGTCGCAAACCAAGGACTTAGCTTCAGCTTCGTCGTCTGCTAGTGAGTGACAGGAACTGGTGGAACCTGACGTGTTACCTAGCGAAGTCACTCTCCGTGTTACTTGGAGAGACTGTGACACTAGGCACGTCCAACACCTCACAGCACGAGCGTGCTGTTCAAGAGGTCATGGATGTTCGCTGTGGAACCGGAACTGGATAGATTGCGGATTGCTAAGACACTAGCCAGTGACACTCCAGTGGGGGTCAGGTGTGGCTGGTGAATTTCGAAGAAACAACAGATGTCGTATTGCAGATCAAGGCTAAACCCGCCGGATGGTTAATCCAGGGGGCCCCTATTTACGTGAACATTGAGTCACGCTGTCACTGTTTTCTGACACAAGTTGTCGACTGCCTGCTTCGAGGAAGAGTGCGCCGTTCTGGGGAACAGCGCGCTACCGAGCCCTCCGCTCAAGGAGCGGTGCTATGGACTGCCTCGCATGTTACAAGCCTTCTGATGTTTGGTGGGGTGCAGATGGTGTTGAGGTTATGAGGGTAGTGTGAAATATAGTTAGTTATTTTGACGACTTCCGCCCCATCAGAACTTTGGATGATAGGGATTGCGGATTAAGTTTCGCTAGAGCAACGACTGCCACTTCCGAGGCAGCGTGTCTCGCCTTCAGTTCGGTCTCGCCGTGGATCTGAGGTTGAGCCGCTTTCAATGACTCACTCCTGTTGAATTGATCCAGGGCTACGCCTAGTTGCTCAAGCGGTGTTGATTCTTTTTGTCTTTTTCTGCCCGCCCATGCTTCACCATGGTCGGGTTGTTGGTGATCCGGGGCCTGCTTGGACTTGTTGCATTCGTATTCTCGAGCACGTTTCTTATTGGCATTGTCATGTACTTTACGTATTTTGACGTATTTGCCGCAATATGCTGGAGTTTTCTCCCTGTATTTGACAAGCCCGTGTGGCGACATCATGTCAACCAGTATTAGGCAGTCGTCCGACTTTGTCCAGGTCTCGAGGTCCTCAAGCGATTCGTTATCTTTCAAACGGCAAAACATTGACATGCACTTGGTGTTGGGGAACTGATGGCCAAATTCTGTGCTTCGATAGGTAAGGGAAGCTTTCATTAGGCAGTCACCGTTGTGCTGTTTGGGGAAGTATGTCCACCCTGTCTTGCCTGACAGTTTGAAATGATTTCTGACGTTCACATTCAGTGTGTGCATCTTGAATCGGATTTGGAATGCGCGCGATGTCGCAAGCAGGTGATCCACGTCGTCTGGATCTGTGTAGGGTAGGCTGTTCATCTCAAACGTATGACGTGTGAGCATGTCACTTCCTACCCCAAGCGGATTGGCTCCCCACTCTTTGATCTCTTCCGCAACGCGGTCTACGATCCTTAGGGTTACCGGGTGTTCTGAGCTAGCCTCAGTGCTTGAAGAAACTGTGTCATCTGACGGTCCCACGCAGAGCTGGGGTACATCCATGACTCACAATTCGACCAACCACGGTCTGGCCAACTACTCCTAGTTGGTTGTGTAATTTTAAAAGTGGTCGGCTACAACCGTGGTGTCAGCACGGTGTGCCCAACCTCCTCTCCTGTCGGCTCAGATTGGGGCGGCACAACTGTTGTGGTTGTGACGCACGACTTGAGGTATTTCTGAACCTGTTCCATGGTAACAAAGCTGCTTGCATCCTTTGCCCCTACAGCAGCGCCGTCGGTGTACGCCGCTTCCATGTGTCTGGGTGAGGTGCTGATGCGTGTCAGGATATTCTTATATGCAGCGGAATTGGAATTTGTTCCCGATGTCTGCAATGCGATGTGTGGTGTGTGGTCCAAGGCGGACTGATCCACAACGATCACGAAATTGACACTGAAGCCATTATAGCCTGCAGCTGTTTTGTCCCACTCCTGTAGCATACAAGTGCTGACGTGGACGTGGCCGTCAGAAGCATTGACTGCCTCGTTGACCTTCTGACCTTCCAAGCGCGGTGGGTAGATCAGTATTCCGTCGCCATTGGCTTGCTTGATGCCTGAAAACCCGATTGCAAACTGACTCAGTGGAACGAGGTTTGCAGGGGTATTTACGTTAATCTCTAACATATAGACTCCGGGGCGCATGAAGCCTAAGAACATGGTCTTGCCATCGACACTCTCGTGCATCCAGTACATAACCTCAGCAATGTCCTCTGTCGGACGTGAGGCGATCTTATCTTGTGGTGGAAGCACATCCACAGCATCCTCAAATTCCAAAAAGCCTGTCGACTCTATCTTGGTGGGGAAAGTGATAAATGTGTTGTCTGTGGTGTAGTAAAGAGTGCCCAGTGGGGTGTGGTCCTTGTACGCTGTAGCATTACTCATCATGGAGAGTGGACGTCCGACAAAGGCTGAGCACGGGAGAAGTGCCATTCGAAGCTCGATGTCGTATGTGACGTACAATCTGCCGTGAACTGTTTCAGGTGCAGAGGACAACCCTTCTGTGGCGATCGTGACCATGCAGTGATCGTAGAGATTGGGTTCGGAGACATGGGAGATTCCCTCGCGTCGCGTGAAGAGTGCAGCCTTTGATTGAAGGGCTGGATCGCACTCAATCCCATGTACTAGGGATTCTGCAGGATTGCCCGACGTTCGGTATGGACTTTGAAGCATGTGTTCTAGGTCCTCGAACTCGATGTCGGCTGCATTGTACTGGGTTGCGATTGCCAATGTGCCCAGACCTCCTCCATCCGTGTAATTGGAGGTTGTTGTCTCGTAGGTGATGATGGCGCCCTTCAACGACCACTCAGTGAAGAGGGGTGCAATGTGGGAAAGCCATGGAAACGAGTTCTGTTCACAAGGGTTGACGCGATAGCGTCGTGCGTGGAAATCTTTTACCACGAGGGGTGACTCCACCACACCCAGAAATTCGCGTTTCTGGATTCGGATGCATGACTGGCCAATGTCGCTGAATGACATGTTGCCGACCTTTGCTCCTTGGTGAAGGCCCATCAGGGAATTGGAGCGGACCTCATAGTGGCCCACTCCGGTGACGTGGGAGAATAAACGCCCCGCGGCAGCGCCAATGGCGCCACCGATGGGTCCAGCAATCCCGTCCCCCAGGATTCCGCCCGCTAATCCCCCAAGCGCGCCACCATGGCGCTGACCATGGTGGTGTCGGTGGGCTGCGGGTGCTGGTGCCCGTCTGGTGCGCGGAGTTCGGGCAGGCTGGCGTGGTTGCCGGCTCTGGGCCTGGTGATCCATCCAGCGGTCGTGCTTTTGAGCCGCTGAAAGGCCACGGTATTTGGCCTGGTTCTTGAACTGTGTTTCCGCTCGACTTTTCGTCATAGAAGATGTACGAAAAGTTTGTGATTGTGTGTGTGCCTAACTAGGCTGTGTAAAGGCCCTCTGGCCTCGTTATGATATATGGGATACGCTTCTTTTAGCCGACTGTTCATCTCTTAGAACGTCCTGGCCACCGCAACTGGTTTAATACCTCTGAGTTTCGCGTCATTCTTGCCGAACCCGAATTGGCAGAATAT